CTATTTAATACGGCTTGTTGACAATTCTATCGGCGTCCCGTAACGTGTCCCGAACAAGTGTCGGGATCCCAATTTCTGTTAAGACATACGCACATAACTATGCTGAAGTATAGCCTTTGTAATCTTTCAGTATCAGGCCAATAGCATGGCCCCACTTTGTCTCTAATTTCTTACGATACTCCAGCGTTATACTCAACATATCTGGAGAAACGGTAGTCGTGCTTCCACGAGCGAGTGAGACCTTGAATCGTATAGACCTGAACACCTTTCCAACGTCTGGATTCGTGCCATTGTCGGGGAATGTAAAGGATGTTACCCCATCAGACGTTATCTCTGCTAGCTGTGTGTATCCAGACGCAAAGTCCACTCCGTAGTACACCGTTATCGTCTCAGTCGAAGACATACTGGCGCAGTCAACCTTGAGCTTCACTGCCAGTTTATCCACCTCTGTCTGTCCAGCATCGAACCACGGTGTCTCATGGTCTCCTGACGCAGCATAGGTGAAGTCGCTCACCTCATCTGGATTGATAATATCTTTCGGCAAATCCATGTAGTGGATGCGCTCATTCGCCGCCCACCATAGACGGTACTTAGAGTACACATCAGACACATGAGCGGTATCTATAGCCTTGTCCGAGTCACCGCCCAACCACTTCACTTCCCATCCCAATTCGTTCCAGCCAAGGATTACCGAGAACCCTGTATCCGCTGGGATGACAAACGACTGGCCTTGAGCATAATTGTCAAGAGAACCAGGTGCGGTTGTACTATCAAGAATAGCTAGTAAGTCGTTGTGGGTGGGTATGAGTTGCCGTATCGTACCTCTCTTGTCAGCAGGAAGCCCGTGGTCTTTGTCTGGCCCCACAATCGTTATAACAGCAGACGTAGACCCGTTGATGTATTTGTATATGCCGAGTCCTGCTGGATAGTAGATGGAATCTCTCCATTTAGCAGTACCGGTGCCAGCATTCGGATGGACTGGTAGCTTTAACTCGGTCTCGATGAATCTTTCATTGTCAGAATCGTGCGCCCAGAGTCCACGTTTTGTCGAGGCGTACAGTATAGGGTTACCAGAGGCGTCACGGGCTACGAACAGGTCAGTCACATTTCCTGCTGGCAAAGGGAGCTTGGCATCGTTGGCCTCAGCACCTGCCGATAGTGAGAACCAGAGTTGCCCTGCGTTATCAATTCCCCACAGCCTGTCATCCCAGAACGCAAGATACTTCGTGTTAGTCGTATCATTCGTCCATGAAGACCCATCAGTAGAGTAGGTGTACCCTCCAGTGGTAGCGAAAGCAATATACTCTGTCGTACCAAACATATAGTTAATCGAATCAGTTGCTGCGGCTGGGAGCGTGGCAAGGCTGCTGCCCCAAGAGTCTGTGGTGTTATTGTATTTCCTTACATCTACGCCAAATGCAGCATAGATGTAACCATCATGCTCGTTGATTGCGCCAACAGTAAATGATCCACTGGCACCAGATGCAGCAGTGGTTGTGGCAAGTGGTGGGAGAACAAGATGTCCATCGTACCTGAGTTGGCAGGTAGACCACCATGCACGTTCAGCATTCGCAGCATCGAGTTTACGTTCAAGCCCTATTCCACCTGTCCATTTAGACAGTGCAAGCACGGAAAGCCTTTGCTGGCTGTCTCTCGAAGTATCCCCAATAACGACCTTGGGTGGATACATGGAAGCCAGCACAGCCTGTACTGGCCTGGTAATGGGATAGAGTATCCCATTCAGAAGGATTTCGTTTGCGTCTATTACAGTGTCTACAGCCATAATTATTGCAGAATCATTACCCAGCCAACGTCATCTCCGCTAGAAGCCGCATCCACGTAGAACGTGTCGGCAGACACAGAGCCAGGTCGGAAGTCTAGTTCCAACTGAGCGTCTACGTCACCAGCAGCACCTAGAGGGTATCCGTTAGAACTGGATACATCACTCTCTCCTACATAGGTTACACCAGAGTTTCCCGATGGTGCTGAGAACTTTATCCATAGCACCCTGTCCTTGGTGTTCTTGATTTGCACAGCAGTTCCCGCACTGCTCACATCAGTTATGCCGTGGTCAGTCCTCATCCAACTGCCCTTACATTCTGGAGAATTGGCATACGCCTTCTCGCAAGTTCAGCCCTTCCAGCCCAGACAACAGACCTCTGGTCATGGTCATCTGGATCAGTCGATGAACCCTTTGAATGAGATGCCAATGCCAGTTCGGTAGCCCGACATATGACAAACCAGTTGTCAACTTCGCAGACATCAGAGTCAGCGGTCATAATGCTGGGATTTGATCCACCGGTCAATTTCAGAAGGGCATATCCGATGGACTTCCTTCCTGTTTCGGTGAGTACGAGGTCTTGGCTTTCCTTGTCTATGCTCCACAATGTGTGCGGTGCAAGTGACCAGACAGCCGTGTCATTCGCTACGGCTGATATGTCATCTATCCATACCGTTACACCTGCGCCAAGGTCAGCATCGTGCTCAAGTCCTACAGAGGCAATAGCCGTGTCTGACTCTGGATTAGCTAAAGACATTCTGGCAAAAGTCCATGTATCTGGTGATATAGCAGGAAGGTCTAGGCTTTCTTTGTCGTTACCATCTGCTGTGACCGTGCCATCATCAAGATGTAATTTAAGATTACCTGCAACAAGAGCACTACCGATCCCTGTTACTTTTACCCACATCTCTATGGTGTCATAGGCTGAGATATCGGTAGCAGTAATGGAATCTGCAATAAACGCACCAGCACTTGCTCCAGCAGCAAATGAAATTTTTAATGATTGCGCACCCTGCTTTTTATCTTTCGTGTCAAGAGACTGAGTAAAACCCGTTGGAGTAGATACTTCGTCGAAGGTAGAGCCACAGTCGTGAATCCTTGTGCTGCTTACCTTGTGACGATACTGTATTTTGTTCACCATATTGAACTCTGATGGCAGGTCAAAGCGAGCCTGTTTGCCATCAGCAAATAGTGCAACGCTCTCCTCTGGGTCATATACTCTTCCTGTAGCGTCGAGTATTGCCTCATTCAGAAACTCTTCAATTTCCACTGGATCGTATGGCTCGTTCCACAGCTCATACGTCATACCGCTCGGAACGGTAGCCCCAAACGCAGGGCTTACGGTGATGTCATTGGTGGACGATGCGTAATCATTCGCTCGGCTTTTCTCGCCGTCATTTGTCCCTGATGTGGCAACCACATACTTTCCATTGTGCTGATTGTCTCCACCACGAAGCGACGTATCCAATACTGATGTGGTGTCTACCGAAGATGTGGTCGTACCAACGAATACTGCTCCAAGGTTACGACCAACAGATACTCTAAGTTGCTCTCGTGTTCTACCCGCTAGTGCTGGCATCGGGTTCCCCCCTGGCTTCAGCCAATTCCTTCTTCAATGATTCTATTGTATCCGATAAGTCACGGTTTTCCCTGAGAAGTGCCACGACCTTGGCTTGCTCCATAGCAAGAGGATTACCCTGTAGTGCAATCGCCATGTCCTGCGGTGTTACTTCCATTATCTACTCCCAGAGTAATATCGCTTATTGTTTGTGCTTTCAGTACGCTTCTTGGCATACTGTCTGAACTCTTCAATTGCATGGCCTATCTGTTTCTTCTCAAATGGAGTCGGTGACCGCTTTCTTCCTTCTTCTCGAATCTTTCCGAGCCACTTCTCAAACGCATTCGCAGCCATATCTTCGACCTGAGCCTGACTCATGCTGTCATCTTTCAGGACTGTGCATCGAGAACGCCTTCCAGACTCTTTGTCATGGAAGTGAAAGACATGGGCCTGAATTTGTGATCCTGTCTCAACGTTATACCCAGGGTTAAATTGCTGCGTGACGCGTACTCCAGGTGGAGTCCAGAGCAATCTTCCATCAAGCACCGCACACCTCCGAAAAACCGTGTTTGAAACTCAGCGTTTCCGTGTCAGGGATGATGTGTGAGTAGGATAATGGACGAGACATGGGTCTAAGGGCATCCTCGTGCGTATTCGGCCCTAATCCCAAGAGTCTCAGATACAACAACGCCATGTAACCCCACTCATATATACCACTAGGGGATGTTGAGAGGACAACGCCAACCAACACCCCCTAGAATTTACTGCGCTTCAGGTGACTGTTCGCTGATTAGCCCTAATGTACAGTCCCCGCAGGAGTCCATAAATCACTCATGCGATTTCCTGTTCCTGATATTTAGTACCTGATAGTCAACATACAGGCTTGCTTGTCTGTGTCTACTGACGGGATACCAATCGCAGTTCCTATGGACTGGATGTCATCCTCACCAGACAGGTCATATAGTTCCGCTCGTCCAGATTCACCAGATGCCTGAGAAATCTGAAGGCCGTCACCAACGACTCCAACCGCAGCACCAACAGCAACGCTGCCGATACCAGCAGTCTGTATCCACCCATAGTAATCGGCTGTCATGGGTATGGTCGTTACGCCTAACGCACCAGTCTCCATAGTGCCATCACCGTCCATGATTTTCACTGCTGAATATGGATTTACAAATATGCCAAAAAGCGACGAAGTCGTAGTAGCAGTCCTTAATCCATCAGGCTCATCAATGGTGATAATGACGGTGTTGTCATCAGACGCATCATGGGCTGGATGGGACTTGATCCGGTAGACCTCGCCTTCACCAGGGCCATCATTGAATATCAAGTACCCATCTGCATACTGATTTTCCGTCAAGTCAGTAGTGGGAACTTCAACACTTACTGCTGTTGTGCCAGCAGCGTTGGCATTAGCAGGAACATCCATGTCGTGAGCCGCTATAGCAAATGCAGCGGCAGCATCTACAATCATTCCTGCGGTAGTAATAGCAGCACTACCATTTCGAGCGTAGTAGAACACCCTTCCATCGGGAGTCTGCGCCCGTGTACCTAGCTTCTGCTTCTGTGCAGAAGTTTCTACTTTTTCCTGTCCGTAACTTAAAAATATACTGTTTGGAAATGCCATAGCACTCCTCCTTCTATAACAGGCTCAAAGTCCTGTGATTGGTCGATATTTGCTTATCTACGTGGCCTCGCCCAATCATTACAGCCCCGCAGACACCTTTCGGACTTCAATACAACCGTGGAATTTACACAGAGAACCAGCTTCTTTATCGAAGCTATGTATGTGTGGAGTTACTTGCACCGTTTCCACTTCGTTGTTAGCGTGCGCAACAACTTCCTCGGCAAGCTGATCCGCTACCTCGCTTACGAGTGGCGGGTTCTCGCCAAGGGAAACGTAGAGCGGCAATGTCACTCCGTCCACTACTTCTTCGGTTTTTGTCCAATCCCTCTCCCGACACGCCTTGCACTTGCATTGCTGAGATGGTTCCCAAGGGAGCCTTCCCATTCTGCTTAGTCTCATTGCATGGTCTGGAGAAGCGGGCTGGTTCCCGATGATTGTCCCTACTCGCGACTGGACTTCACCCTGCACATTAAGTGCGGGTTTATGGAGAAAGACAGAGGTCTTCGCCGAAGGTTTGTTGATAAAGTCCCAGGATTCGGTTATACCCCATCCATAGGAACGCAACGCCGCTAGGGTGTCTTTCCTCTTTCTCGATTCCATTATTCTCCTTCACTCAACGCTATGCGTTGGTAGCAGGTGCAGAAGTTACATACTTCATACCAGCGCCACGGGTGTCGTCCAATTCAAAAACTCCATAATCGCTGGTGATGACAATTTCCGTTGCTCGGAGTGAAGCATCCCGCTGTCGCTCTGTGCGCTCTTTCACCGAGATAAGAGCAACCATTGCGTCTTTGTTCGCAATGCACCCAATACCATCGTCAGCCGAGTCTGCTGGAATGTTTCCAGCCTCAAACAGGGGTACACCATTCAATGGCCTTAACCCTACGAAGAACTCTCCAAGAAGGTCTTGCGCCCATCCGTTAGGTACAGGGTAGGTGGCTGAAGGTGTTACCGCAGCAGACTTCACAAACGCATACACAGCGTTTGGATGATGTACTGCGTAGATTTGGTTGCCGAATTTATTCGCTTT